ATTTTTATTATTTTAAGCGCGTTTAATATCTCCAGCCACAGGAAATACAGCTCAAGTCCCAGCATAAAAAATTGATACTTGGATGAATACTCGAGCCACTCCTCTGGAAGCCCGAGAAGGCCCTGTTGGAACAGATAGTCGGTTATTTTTCTGGCTCTTAATTGTTTGATATTTATGGTTTTCATTTTATTCCTCTACGGGTTCCGCCCCGACCGATCTCCCACCCGGCACACAGAGCTATTAATAGGCACCCCAGGAACCCGTATTTTGACACCCCAAGATATTCACTTGCTTCTGTGATTTTATAGATTTTCATTAGCAAACTTCTCACTTAAATCTTTAACAGAATAATCACCCCTGAATTTTCTGAATGATTTTTTATCCATTTCCTTTAACTCTTCCCATAGTTCTGGAAACTCGTTGTGCAAAACACGAAGTTCGCCGATACGAGATAGTGGACAACACCAGCAAGAAACCCTATGAAACTTCTCGTACAGTCCACCCCAATCTAAACCCCTCGAATAGCAGTATTCCAACGCTTGCTTCTCTGTTATTTGCCATTCAACAAGCGGGTATCTGCTTATTGTTTTTCTTTTGTTTGCCTTATTTTTATGTAATCTATCTTGTTCATCAAAAGCAATGCCTTGAAATTCTACTATTCTTGATAAACTTTTTATTTTTGAATACCCCTCTATCCTTGGGTTGTATGGTTCGTTAGATAACAATTTACTTATTGCTTGGTTCTTTAGCCCCGTACACCATCTGACACGAAAATCAGGCCAACCATATCCACTATTACCAGCATACTTGCCTGAAGGTTTCACGTGTTCACCAAACCAATAATCAAAATCAATTTTCACAATCTCAATTTTTAATGGTTCAATAATAGCTTGAACTTTTTTTATATGTTCATACATCTGTGGAAACTCTTTTGTAGTATCAACACAGATAACCCTGTCAACTGTTAGGCCCTTTTCAAGCATCATTAACAACATCGCCGTTGAATCTTTTCCACCGCTAAAGCTTACTATGTTCATTGTCTTTCAACTCCAGGGGTTCTTCGGTTGTCACGATATATCTCTCATCAACTGTCACGCCCTCATCTGGCTCATAAGGCTCTTCATAATCGCATTCAAGGCGTCGGCATATTAAAACCGACTGGAATGCTCTCCCGCCGTCAAGCAGAAACAAATCTTCTCCACACTCTGGGCATATTTTATTACGGGCGGTCATTTTTTACCCCGCTCCGCATGGTGACTGCGTTTTGGTTTGGTTGGTTCAACAGGTACGCGGTCGGGTGTATCAGCGCCACCGCCGAACAGAGCCTTCATTTTTTTAGCATCTTCAACAGTGAATATTGACGGGGATGCCACTGGAGCACTAGCCACCCCAGCGTGGTCAGCCAGTTGCAAATCAGCTGCCGCCCCAGCGTGGTCAGCCAGTTGCAAATCAGCTGCCACGCACGAACAAATCATCCCGGTGCTTTCATTCACGGTATGAATTATAGTTCCGGTGTTTGTGTACACCGTGCCGATGATGAAGCAGGTTTCGTCTTTCTTGAATTTTCCTTCAGCGTCATTGGTTAGATATTTGAATTTCATTTGATACGTCCTCGCCGTTACCGGCTGTTGTTAATTTCGTTCTCGATTAGTTCGACTACATACTTCGGGGGCTTACTTGCCCCGCTGCTCCACTTCCGCACCGTGCTTAGTGGAACCTTAAACCGCCCCGCGAATTTCTTCGGCGATTTTTTAATTATGCTTTGGATTTTATTCATTCCGGTGATACCCCCACTAGCTTAGTCCCTGGTTATTATTTGGTTAAAAAGAATTGCCGGTGGCAAGGATTTGAACCTTGCATGGGCCTTTCGTTGTATGGTTGGACTTGACTCTACTACACCAAACGAGCTTAGCGTCTACACTTTCCGCCACACCGGCAATTCTAAAATTATATAATAATACCAAATTGGAACTTTGTCAAGAGAAAAACTGAAAAAACCCTATTTTTTTTGTGTTTTTTATTGATTTTAGCCATTTTATATAATATATTCATGAAATAATTAAAAAGGAGCTCGTGGGTCTTATGAAAACAAAAAAAGTACAATCCGCTGAATTGGTACCTACGGTAAAAAACAGCCCGCCGGGGATTAAAAAGGCTCAAAAAACCGCGCTTTCAAAGATTGAGGCGCTTCGACAGATAAAAGATCAAATGGAGAATCCCACGGCACCCAAAGTTATGGGAAATAAGAAGGTGTATTCATCGAGACTGCATGGGGTTATTTGGGACCCGAGCAGTCCAATATCCTTAAAGCGAATGTGCACTACTATTACCGCCATGTTTTTAGCACAAATGAATGAGCAGGAAGTAGCGGAGGCAATGGGGGTCCGGTATGATGTTCTGCATAGTTGGATTACTCGGATCCCAGAGATAAGGCAGGCTAAAGAAGATGGCATGACAGACACTAGGGTAAAACTTATTAATGCATCGTTGAAGAGGGCGATGGGGTATGATTATTATGAGGAGACCGCGACTAAGAACGGACCGCAGAGGATTCAGAAGCACATGGCGGCGGAGCCAAAACTAGCCACTCTTTTTCTGCAAAATATGTTCCGGGGGAAAATTGTTCAGCAACCAGAAACGCAGACCAATAATCAGTTCAATATTATTTTGTCAAAAGCGGATAGACGTTTATGAACAAGAGGGAATTTAAACAGACCGACTCCCAAAAACAGGCGACCGAACTTCTTGGTAATCCTGACGTTCATCACGTTTTACTCTATGGCGGATCACGCTCGGGGAAAACCATTGAGATAATACGTTCTATGATAATAAGAGCAGTGGTATACGCCGGAAGCAGACAGCTGGTTTTGCGGCGTACATCTTGTGATGTAAGAACCTCGGTCGGGATGGACACGATGCCAAAAATAATTGAAATGTGCTTTCCCGGCATACCCTGTACATTAGATAAAACGGATTGGTTCTTTAAATTTGGCAATGGTTCGGAGATATGGCTCGGAGGGCTGGATGATAAGGAAAGAGCAGAAAAAATTCTGGGTAAAGAGTATATAACGATATATTTTAATGAAGCCTCACAGATAGCGTATGAGTCAATAATTACCGCACGTTCGCGGCTTGCTCAACTATCATACAACCAAGAGGGCCGGCAAGCAATAAATAAAGAATACTACGACTGCAATCCGCCGACCAAGTCGCACTGGCTATATAAAGTGTTCGTTAAACACATCGAGCCCATTGAAAACATGCCGTTGGCGAACCCTGAGGATTATGCGATGTTGCAGATGAACCCGGATGGGAACAAGGAAAACATTGATAAAAACTATTTAGAATCAACCTTGGCGAACATGCCATACCGCCAGAGGCAACGGTTCTTAGCGGGGGAATTTACTGAAGACATGGATTCAGGCCTGTGGACGCGGGAAATAATTAATAAGCACCGCGTCAGGTCAAGTCAGCTACCCCAATTTAAAAGAACCGTTGTTGCCGTGGATCCGGCGGTTACAGCCAACGAAAAGAGCGATGAGACCGGCATTGTAGTCGCGGCGCTAGGATTTGATGATGATTTTTATATACTGAGGGACGCCACGATAAAGTGCAGCCCGGCAATGTGGGCCAAAGAGGTCTGCAATGTGTACTACGAGTATGATGCGGATAGAATTGTCGCGGAAGTTAATAACGGCGGGGATCTGGTGGAAATTAATATTCGAACCGTTGATAAGTCGGTAGCATATAAAAAAGTAACCGCGACGAGGGGTAAGATTGTTAGGGCGGAACCAATTGCGGCTTTGTACGAACAGGGCAGGGTACATCACGTTGAGATGTTTAACGAACTCGAAGATGAATTGTGTGAATATAATCCCGTAACTGAAACTAAATCGCCGAATCGGCTGGACGCCCTCGTATGGGCGTTAACCGAATTAAACGCAAAAAAATATAGAGCAATGTGTTTCTAAAACAAGGAGAACTATTATGGCAAAGAAAAAATTTAAGACCCCGGAGATAGTTGCCGGTAACGAGGCAATTACGGGACTAATAAAGGTTGATTCACAAGTGGCGTTAAATGCGGCATCTCTATTGGCTGAACGGTACCTAAACATGACCAGTACGCTCGGAAAGTATTTCGGCGGCGGCAGGGACATATACCAGGCGATGGGGTATCCGATTTCAATCACCTTTGAGAATTATTACAACCAATATTCACGAAACGGGGTTGGGAAGCGCATAATAAAATCATTTCCAAACGCCTGTTGGAGATTCACCCCTTCTATACGAGATGTGGATAAAGGCAAGGACAGTAAGTTTTGTAAAGCGTTTAAGAGGTTGTCAAAAAAATTAAAGCTGTTCAAGAATTTAAAAAAGGTTGACCAGTTATCAAGGATCGGCGAATATGGGGTTTTGTTTTTGGGTTTTGATGATGGCTTGGATTTTTCTCTGCCGGTAGCAAAGGGGAGTAACCTTGTTTATCTTCAGGCGTACAGACAGGACCAGGCTCCAGTATCCGAATTTGAGACGGATATACGGAATTCGAGAAACGGACTTCCTAAAATGTACTCCGTCACGTCACAAAACACTGGTATACAAAGCGTGGGGAACGTTCACCACTCAAGGGTGCTACACATTGCCGAAGAGACAGAGGGCAACAATGTCTTTGGTACCCCAGCACTTAAAGGCGTGTATAATAATGTCCAGAACATAGAAATGATTTCCGCTGCCGGAACCGAAGGGTATTGGCGCGGCGGGTTTGCCGGACTGGTCGCTGAGATCGATAAAGACGCTGAATACTCCGATACAGACAAGACGGCTTTTAAATTAGAGATGCAGAAATATATTGATGGGTATCAGAGAACCTTAAGAGCGCAGGGGGCTAAGTTTAAGTTTCCTCAGGCTTCAGTATTACAGCCGACCGCATTTCTCGACGCGCAGTATGACATCATCTCGGCGGACACGCAGATACCAAAACGAATACTCACAGGTTCCGAGTTGGCGGAAGTGGCGAGCACTCAGGATGCGGGGAACTGGAACAACGTGGTTGATGATAGGCGCGTAAATTACTGCGAGCCGGACATCGTGAATGAGTTTATTGATATGTGTATCAAAGTTGGTGCGTTACCGCCACCCAAGAATGACCAATACGTGGTTGACTGGCCGGACATGGAAAGCGCGGACGATAACCGCAAGGCGCAGACCGCTTTGTATATCTCAAAGGCGCTAGTCGCTTACGCTAAAGAACCAGAGGCGCAAAAGATAATGAACCCCGGGCAGTTTCTTGCCAACGTTTTGGGCATATCGATAGAAAATAATTAAGAATCTGACAAATATATAAATTTTTTTGCTTTATCGCTTGACGATCTTACATATTTGTAATATTTTAAGATATATAAAACTATATAAGGGATTTAAAATGCTTTTAAAACCAAACAAAGGTGAGTTAGAAAAAGATTTTATAGCGCGCTTTATGTCTGACGAAGCCATGATTGCCGACATGCCGGATAAGTCCCAAAGGTCAGCAATTGCGTACTCCCAATGGGAATCACACGATAAGACTGACAGTAATCAAGAAAATTTTTGCCACATTGAACATAATATGTCAGCGCTCATAAAGAAGCAAAAGTTAAATGACAAAGAATATTGGGTCGCCCCGATAAAAATGATGCCCGAAGAATTTGTGATGAACGGCAAGCTTTATATGGCGCAAGCTACGAGGAACTCAGTCGAAGAGTGGAATGGTCGGGCGTTAGTTGTGTACCATCCAGAAGAGCCCATAAGTGCAAACACCCCGGAATTTTTAGCAACTCATAAAATAGGGCATGTGTTTAATTCGCGAATAGAAAACGGCTTCCTCATGGGGGACGGATTTATTGATATAGTCGAAGCAAATAAAATAGAAGTTGGAAGAAAGCTCATCTCGTATCTTGAGCAAAACAAAAACATAGACGTTTCCACTAGCATGCGAAATAAAACATATAAAACTAAAGGAGTAAAATTTAATCGGTCTTATGATGAAGTTGTATTTTCGTTTAATCCTGACCACTTAGCTCTTTTGCCAGACCAGAAAGGCGCGGCATCTTGGGCGGATGGAGCCGGATTTGCGAGGAATAATGATAATAACCCACCCAAAACGGAGAACAATAAAATGGACAGAAAAGAATTACTTGCAATGCTCATCTCAGGCGGAATAGTTTCCGCTAATGAGCAGAAAAAGTTTGAAGAAATGGAAGATTCAGCATTTCTTGCCGAAGTAAAAACCGCATTTGAATCGAACAAAAAATTGATGGGCGAGATTGGCATTGAAAAAACCGCCCTCGTCGCAGCCAATGAAAAAATCGCTGAACTCGAAAAAGCCGGTAATAAACCGGTTGGGCTGAACGCGGCAGATCGTGCTATCCTCGAATGGGGAAAATCTGAAATCCAAAAACAGAAAGACGCGGTCGTTGAATCAATTTCTTCAAACGCAAATTGTGGATTTACCAAAGAAGAGCTTAACGCAAAGTCGGTTGACGAACTTCGCAAGATAGCAACTCTCGTAAGTTCCAATCAGGAAAAGCCCCAGATCAATTATATCGGCGGGCTTCCACCTACGTCCGACGTTGGCAACAATGCAGATAAAGAGTATTTGGCTACTCTCAACAATCCTAAAAAATAATAGCCCTAATTGGGTAAGGAGAAATAAAAAATGTCAAACGTAACAAACATATCAGGGCAGGGTAAAATTCAGCAGGAAAGAACCGCCACTGTTGCGATTATTCCTGGAATGCTACTCGAAAGAGTTGGCGCGACTGGAATCCGTCCGCACTCCACAAAGGGCGCTATTGATGAGATGCTGTTTGCTGAAAACAGTGTGGACATGCAGACTATGCGCGATGGCGAGTATGCTATCGGCGACACGGTCTTCTTTCACCAGTATGGCTCCGGCGATATGGTTAATGGTATTCTTAAACTCGGCGAAAACGTCGCTGCTTCGGCAAAACTCGCTTCTGCTGGGGACGGATACCTTGAAGCTGTAGACGTAGCAGTTGCCGCGACTTTGGCAACAGGTGTCGTTGCAAGTAACAACGCTATCACTTTTACCGCTCTTGGAACTGATGAACCTTCAGTTACTCTGATTGATCCGGGCGCGAATGACCAAGAGCTCGTTGTTTCAGTTGAAGGACTTCTGGTTAAAGTAAGTCTCGCTACTGATGGTTCTGGGGTTATAACCAGTACCGCCACGGAAGTTATTGATGCGGTAAATGATGATGATGCCGCCAATATTTTAGTGTCCGCCGCTGATACCGGCGCATCTACCGGAGCCGCTGTTGTTGCCGCTGTCGCTACTACCGCACTTTCTGGAGCGGTTGCCGCAGACAACTACATCGCACTCGCCTACCAAGCCGTTGACGCAACTAGCGCCGCATTAGATTGCGCCGTTAGAATAAAATAAGGAATACTACAATGAGCCAGATTAATATTGCAAGACCCGGGGATTTAGTAAGTCAATTCGTACAGAACTGTCGCGGGGATTTTCGTTCGTTTCGTCCTGGGGTTTCCCCCTCTGGAAGAGATGTTGCCTTTAATCGCAATACCGGAAACCATGAGCTGAGGCAGACTTCTCATAACGCAAACGCAGGTCTTTTCTCTGACTGCTGGACTGCTTGGGACTCCGCCATTCAGGCACCCTATGAATCACAGTTGGTACTCTTCAAAGACGCGTTGACAACGGGTATGGTTCCGTTGGCATCAAGCCAACCGGAGGCCTTTGGTACTTTGATGTATCAGTGGAGCGTTCGTAAAATGTCCGCCGGCGACTGGGAAACCGCAATGTTCCCCGGAAGCGACACCCCGACAAACGATACCGCTACTTATGAAAGCGCCTCATTGCCGCTGCCTATTGATTATACCCTTTTGAAAACTTATATCCGCACAACCGAAGCGGGCAAACGTGGGGTGTATGGCTCAGGGTTGGGAAGAATTGATATTGAGTCTGACCTGATGTATGATAAGGGAACCGGACTTGCCAGACTGAAAGAAGCGCAACTGCTCAATGGTATTCTGAATAAAGATGGCACCGCGTTTGTTTATAACAACAACGAATGCTACGGATACCGTACAGCCCCCGGGCGTTTCCGTAAAAAAATTACTACCGCTTGGACCGATGCGGCAGTAACCCCCGAACTGGTTCGCGCTGAAGTTTACGGCTGGTGTAAAGAGTTTATTCCGATCGTTGGAGAACGTAAAGAATTAACCCTTTACATAAATTCATCTTATGTTGATAAGATCGATACTCCGATCAGCACTTATAGCCCTGATTATACGGTTCGTCAGTGGCTGGTTAAGGTTATCCCGCAGTTGAAAGAAATCAAGACTGCCGTAATGCTTCCCAGTGATGAAGTATTGCTGGTTCATCTTGCGCCGTCAACTGTTCAGATTATTAATGGATTTGCGCCGACCACGCTAATGTGGAACTCTGAAAATAGGATGGAAAAGAACATCTTCATGATGAACATGCAGATTCCGTTGGTTAAACGTAAATATTTCCAAGAAACCGACACCGATGGAAGCTTGAAAACAGCGACCTACACTACCGGCATTTTACAAGCCTTGGTTGGTTCGGTTCCTACGGAATAAATAATTACCCGTTCCTCTCCCGGTTGTGGGTCCCGGGGTGTAAAAGCCCCGGGACATTTTAAAAAATCCGGAGACATTTTAAAAAAGGATGTGAAAAATGTCAAAAGCAAATACAGTTACAATAAATATAAACGCCGGGGGGAATACGGCAGTGGCATCCAGCTCATTCAATTCTGATTTTGCCGCCGAAAACAGCCCCGACGAAGTCGCAGCTTTCGCCTTAACCGGCTCTTTAACCACCCGTACAAGCGCCACTGCGGGCATTGTTACCAGTGCGAGCCACACCATTACCGGCCTGGTGATATGTGTATTCTGGACCGGTGGCTATCGTGTTGATGTCGATGTTGATAGTTCCGACACAAATACAATTACATTTAGCGGCGGCTCTGGCGATGATTTGCCGGATGAGGACACTGCTGTTTATGTTTCTGAAAGACTTCAGGTTGACACCCTTTTAAACGGTGCGAATCTATCCCTTCTTTGTCTGAAGGCGGACCAATCCTTTTTGGTAAGCGTTTTGGATTCCTCGGATGTAAGTCAACTTGACACTGAAAGAAACGCCGGAGACGCGTACCTATGGTATTCCGGCGCAGGTGATAACCCACTCGTGGCAATTACGGACGTCGCTAAAATTAATTTTTATAATCGGTCATTAACTACTGATGCAAACGTTTCGGCGATATACGCGTATGATAACACATTGGATCAAATTTAAATATGTCAAGAGCAACATCTAGTGAAGTCGTAGGCGTAATGTCTAACGAGGTTCCCGCGGGGACTGATTTAAGCACTTTCATTAGTGTTGCCTCTTGCATTATTGCTGATAATCTTGATGAAACGTTATTTAATGATGACACTTTAAAAAATATAGAAATATATTTAGCCGCGCATTTTTCAGCACTTAAATATAAGAATGCGATTGAAACTCAAATGGGCGGGACAAATAGCGCGAGAGATAAATTTGGCTATCCGCTTGGTAAGGGATTGGAATTAACGACGTATGGACAAATGGCAATTATGCTTGATTTTTCTAAGGCTCTTGGATCTTTGAGTTCAACTAAAAATAAGGTGTCTTTAGGGCTTCTTGAGGATGAAAGAGATTGGACAAATACGTAAAAGGAATGAATCAGACTTTTGTTTACTGGGAGCATTTAAAGCGTTCCGGGACCGGGCAGAACACGTACTCTGATCCGATCGAGATAAAAGGCAGGAAAGAAGATGAAAGCGAGGTTGTAAGAACTCGTGATGGTCGTGAAATCGTCAGCAAGGCAAAAATCTTTGTTGATAGAAAACTTAAGTTGAATAGCTATTTATATGAGGGACTTTTAACTGATATTACCGGCGAGGCCCCCGAAAACGTTGATGAGGCGTATGAAGTTATGATCTCAGGAGCGAGCCCCAATTTAAGCGGAACGGTTGAACTATTGTGGGTAGTAATATGAAAGGCATGAAAATAAATTTAAAAGCGACCGGGTTAGAAGGCATATCGGCTAATCTCGATAAATTTATTTCTAATCTTACGTCGAATGTTTTTGATGCCGCGAAAGAATCAGCTGAAATGGTTAGGATGTACGCTAACAGCAAGTACGCTCCGGTTGACACCGGATATATGGTTGAGACGAGTTTTGATGTAAATATAATGGTGGGTGGAAACCCCGGAGCTGAAATCGTTTATACCGCGCCGTATTCATTTGAAGTTGAAGATAATCCGTATTATGCGCATGGGGCATCGTTCAATATAAAACACGCGGAAGAAATAGCGATGGGAATAGAACATGAAAGAAAACCGACAGAAAGATATATGTTTCTAGCACAGGCGGTTTTAGATAAATATTTAAGTGTTTTTAATAATTTTAAACAGGCGGGAGAAAATGTCACCGTTTGATATAAACATAGCTAAGTATCTTGATTTTAATTCCGTTGGGGAATACGAAGGAGCTGAGGATTGGGGCATATATGCCGGACTGGAGCCGGAAAAACCAAATAATTGCATAACGGTTTTTGATATTGGGGGAAAGCCTTTACATAATTTGCTTGGCTATACCGGATGTTTTTTCAGGATACACATAAGGGTTCGGGGAACGGATGACGCTAATACTTTGCTGAAATGTCAGGAAATATATGATTTATTAAAATTTCAAAGAACAATAACGGCAAACGGGGCTATCTATGAAAACATATTAGCTGAAACAAACATCCTGCCGGGTGGCAGAGATAAAAATAACCGGCTTTTAAAAGCCATGAATTTTACAGGTCTATATAACAATTAATCAGGAGGTTTATTATGGCTGGGAATAAAAAAAGTACGCAGGGTTACGGATTCGCAATAACCGGCGGGAGTCTTAGCGTTGCATTGATCGACGCGCAGATACCGGGCTACAAAATCGGATTGCGTGAGTCAACAACTCTTGCGAATGAAGCGTATGTAACTCGAATGGTCAACAAGCTGGCTGAAGCCGAAAGCGTTGACCTGGTTGTTGACATTGCTGACAGTTCGACTGTTTTTGCGGCTAAAGGCACTAACGCTCAGTATACACTTACCATTGCTGGGGTATTCACTTTTGTTGGTTGGGGTGTAATTACCGGACTGAAAAGCAGTAATTCTCCGGCAAGAACTCATGACCACGATATTCAGGAAACGTTTACGCTTGAATGGACAAATCAAAACACAACCGGGGCTGAAGTTGCTCCGACTTGGTCAATAACATAAGTAACTATAACCAGTAACAACAGGGAGAACATAAGAATGGAAAACAAGCAAAATGGAATGCTGATTGAAGCAAATCTCAAAGGGTACGGAGAAGTAAATGTTGATTTTGAAAATCTTACCGTGGGGGATTATGAAGAGCTTCAAGGTATGGATGAAGGCAAAGAGATGTCTTTCGGCGCAGTTACCAATCTTTTGGCGGAATGTGTTACCTATAAGAAAAACAATAAGCCCGTCTTTACGGTTAAATCGGTAAAGGCATTAAAACTTAAAGAATTGCGGGTTATCGCGCAAGATATTTTTGCTGAAGTCCCAAAAGAGATCGAAGATATTAAAAAAAAATAAAAGATAATAATGATTTGCTGTTTCAATGCAGACTGGCGGTAACGTTTGGAAAGTTGCCGTCAGAAATCAAAAAGGTGTCGTTATCTGATTATTTAATACTTATGGCGTATAGCTCGATGGAGCCGTTCCCGTTGTCAAAAATGGATTTTTTGAATGCGAATACTGTTCAGAGTATAAATTCAATATTCAACCCAAATATAAATTATAAAGACTGTCTGGCGCAATGGGCACTATTCGGGTTATCCGATCCGGCGCCTAAGACGGAAGAAGAAAAGAAGGAGCTGGCGATAAGACGTATCATGGAATTTACTGGTGGTAAATTATCGTACAATGAGATTAAAGCAAAAATTGAGGCTCGCGATGCCGAATTAAATGCGGAGAATGAAGAATGACCGAAAGCGCAAGCATAGGAGCTTTAACAACACAATTTGTGGGTGACATCTCCGGCATCCGTAACGCGGTACAAGAGGTCAAGGGCATTTTAAAAGCCGCTCAGTCCGAGATAGGTAATATAAGATTTAACGTTCCGGTTGGGAATATAAAATCTTCACTTGGTAAGAGCGTAAGCTCTGGAATTAAATCCGCAGTTGGCGAAGGCTTTAGTAAAGCGTCAATCTCAAAAGAAGTAATATCAAGATTTACAAGCAATATTAATAGTTCTATTAAAAAGAACCTTAAGGGAATATATATCCCCCCGCCATTCGGGTTTACTCATACCGCATCTACTTCTGGGCAATCGAATTTTAAATTTCGGCAGGCACCACCCCCCGCATGGAAAGACACTCTGCCGGCGATGGGCCGAGGTGGTCAACTCGCGAGAACGGGCGGACCAATAGTCCCTTATGCGGGTCGTGCCTTTACCCCACAAATGCCCGAGATTCCAGAATTTAATTTCAAGGCGCTAAGTGGGGCTTTAGATGACCTCTCAGGCTCTTTACTTAAACTCGGAGCGGGGTTAACCGGGCTTGTCTCCAGACCGCTGGCAATGTTCTCCAAAAGCGCGGTAATGACAGCCTCCGAACAGGTTGAGTGGCAGAACGTGTTTGACCAATCATTTAACAAGGTTTTGCCGCAGGCAAGAAAGTCTGTTAAGGCTTTTGCTGATGAATTTGCGCTTTCCTCTAAGACGGCTAATTTCTTACTTGGGGATATTGGTGAGTTAGCCGGAGGTATCGGATTTACGCAGGAAAAATCTTTAGAATTAGCAATGGCCATAAATAAATTGTCTGGTGATTTAACCTCTTTTCGTAACTTGAAAGGTGGGATACAAGCGACTACTCACGCTCTTTTTATGGGGCTTATGGGTAACTCCAGGTCGCTTAAACGCCTCGGTATCGCCATAAACCAACAGATGCCCGAATTTAGAAAGCTCACTAACGAGATAATGCGGACGAATGGCTATACGTGGCAGCAGGCTCGGTTCTTAGCCGTGCTTCAAACCGCAATGAAACAAACCGCTTTTGCGGTAGGCGACTACCAGAGAACGCAGCACACTTTTGCCAATGCCCTCCGCCGTGTTGAAGAACGTATGATTTCACTAAAGGTGGCGTTTGGTAAATTGTTAATTGAAGGGCTCGGGTTAAATCATATATTAAGTGGTCTGGCGCGAGTAATTAGTGGGTTGGCTAAAGGCATTGAGCTTTTACCGTGGCCGCTAAAGATGGTCGTCGGGTTGATTACAGTTGCGGGAATCGCGATAGGACCCTTAGTAATAGCGATCGGATTGCTTGGGTTTGCCATAACAAGCACTATGCGCGGGGTCATGGCATGGAAAACAATAGGGCCGCCAATTGGACACTTAATTGATTTATTGATTCTAAAAATAAGAGTGGCTAATCTTGCGTTGATACACACTAACTTCTCGCTAAAACTGATTCTTGCAAAAATGAAAGCCATCGTGGTGTTTATCTTCGCTCGACTGATTCCGGCGATAGCTATGATGACCGCAAAATTAATGTTGAACCCACTCGTGCTTGCCGCAGCAGGAGCTGTTTTAGCTATCAAGTATGCGTATGATGAATTAAGTAACGTGAAGCCCATTAAACCAAAGTTGGATTTGTCTGAAATGAAGGGGCGGGGCGGGGCAGTGTCTAAACCAACAACTATATTTGGGGAATTTAAAGAAAACGTTAAAGGTTTGGGATCTTATTTGTCCGACGAACTTTCGGTATTCTGGAAAGACGTTAAAATGAATTCGATGCTAATCGCGTCCGGAGCCGGTGACGCTTTTAATATGTTTACTAAACACTCAAGAGAAAGTTTGGCGAGTGGGTTGGTACTGGGGAAAGAAAGCCCGATTGAGACATTCAGAAAGTATTTTCTTGAGGTTGCGGATATCTGGAGCCCTGAAAAGTCGGGAAAACGTATGGCCGAACAGATTGCGCAGTGGCAGGGCATCGATATGAAGAATATAGGGGAGCCCGTACTCTCTGATAAAAAGACAAAAGGTCTGCCTTCCGCCACCCTTGACATCCCCAAATTAGCTTCGGCAGCATTGGTCGGGACGGCGGAGGGCGTGGCAGCAATGAACCGTCCGACTAAAGCGGACGGGATGTTGGCGAAAGCCGATACGCAGATAGCTTTACTCCAACAGATTAGAGATAGCTTTAACAACGGGGTATTTACCGAGCGGGAAACACTTGGTCTGGTATAACAAAGGATATATAAAATGGCAACAATAGATTCGTCGGTACTTAAATTTTCGCTCGTAGACTCCGAGTACTCTGAGCAGGGCAATACCGGCACGATAACCCGTGTATATTACCTTGAACTGGCTCCAACGTATGCCCCGACAGTAGAGCGGGGGGATAATGGTACGATAAATCACATAGTCGATGGTCTCATACTTGACTATAGGGAGGTTCCACAAATTAATGACATTCTCTTAGACCCCGCGGATGGTACATCTTATGTGTTTGCACCCGGAGTTAATTACTATGTAACCGCAAGGTCTGCTAAACCCATGCACAAAGCGTCTACGAGTTCTGAGGTATCATCCGTTGATACGTGGAAAATAACAATCGTGTATACTGGGGAAGGCATTTTATTTGGTCATTTGTCTACCGACTTCGTAAGAGTTATAAACATTGAGTCCGGGGTTACACCCTACAATTTCAATGTGAACATGGCGTACAGTAGTTCATTTACGGGGGATGACGTAACCGATATAGAGCTTCAAAACCCGTCAAAAAAGATTGAAAACACAGCAAATGACCCGTTCTTGCAGGGCCTTACACAAGTGCGGAATATCGTGTTTATAAAAATAACGCTTGATTATATTAAGCGGGGGACTTTTAATGTTGAGTGGAAATCTCAATTTTCAAACACCCTTAACTCGAAACCCTTATTTATATATGGGCATACAGTTCCCGCTTATAGCGGACGGATATCTGTAGATGGATACAGATACTATAGTTCCTCAACAGAAAAGTTTTGCAGACACAGGGTGACTTTTACAATTCAGATAAAAGAAAAATATTCGAGTGAGTATCCCGGGGGTGAGCCGGGAGGGTGGTTTGATGAAGTTGTAAATAATGGATTCCAAGCGTATGGGTTAACCAGAAACGGGGCGCCCCTTGCGGCGGGCAAAAAAGACAAAATAAACATGGGCGACATATCGGATTCGACAAATGTAAAGCACCCGGAAAGCCCGGTGAGTGACCCAGTGAAACTAGACAAGAAAGGAAAGATATTAACTCCCGTTGATGCCAGCCCAATTATTTTGAGATTTCTCGTTCAGCCATTTATGGATTGGACAGTATTAGCATTACCGGAGGGTATGTAAATGAGAACCGTTGGAATATCGAACAGCGACGCACGGATTATCAGAGAGGATCACCGGCTGATTCGGCGCGGTGAAGCCGGTAGGGGCTCTTTACGCAGACCCGAAGAGTATTTTGATGACTCGGTTTCCTATAAAGGTTATTTCAAGGTGGTTCAAACCGACACGAATAAAATCAAGATCGTTGACGGCAATAATTCTGATGCTGAAAAATGCGGCTGGGCTACCGTTAATAACACCGACTTTGAAATTGAAGCCGAAGAATTAATTATTTTAGGAAACGCCTTTATTTATCTGGAAGCGGTTTACGATGATGTCGCTGGCACTACCGATGACCCCACCCTTGAACAGTCCGAAGATTACCCGGAATATGAGGAAAACAAATTCAAATGCCTAATAGCGACGGTTTCATATGCTGATGACGCTATTACCGGAATTGTCCAGCAACACTACGGAACGATAATCGGACAAACTTTCGGGGAGTGCGAATAATGCAGGCGTGGATGCAAAACGGCAGACCGGTAAAGAGTGGAAACCAGGGCGTATTGTGTGGGGAATGCCCGTGCGGATGTTTTATGTTTATCGCCTACGGAAATGGAGTTTTCGGATATCTCAACAGTAAAACCTGGGAAAGAAAATATAAATTTCCATCCCGGACTACGGATTGGGGAACTTTTTCCAGTGAACATTATTCTATTGCAACAAACGGTAATATATGGTTAACGGGTGGTGATTATGGATATTCCGGTAACGGCATTTTTGCGTATTCAGCCGACACTAACAATTGGCAACATTACCTGATTAATTCAATAGGTAGAATTTTATGTGTAAGATGGAACGGTGAATATTGGCTAGCTTCGGCCAATGAAGCTGGTAGTCCCTACTCTTATGGGTATGAGAATGCTAGAATTTTGCAATCTTATGACGGAATAAATTGGGATATATATGATAAAACAGAGTATAGAATTATCACAAATTTAATTTGGAACGGTGAATATTGGCTAGCTTCGGCTAAAAAAAAAGACGATTGGAAAGATTCCATATTAAAATCTTCTGACGGGATTAATTGGGATTCTTATAATGTTGCTGATATTGGATTTTTGAATGGTCTGGTTTATAACGGATATTTGTGGTTAGGAAATAGTGTTAAAGATGGTTCAATGAGGGGTGTTTTTTCTTCTGTTGATGGAATTAATTGGATTGAAAGATCAATCGTAAATATAACTTGTATCACTTGGAATGGAGAGTGTTGGCTGGGTATTTTAAACAATATTTTAATGCAATCTTATGACGGAATAAATTGGGAACATTTCAGTAACTCCCTTTCAAGGTTTTATAATTATTTAGTGTGGAATGGTTCGTTTTGGATGGGAGTATGCCCCCATCGCTACGTAAGTGAGCCAGGTATAGGTACTGCAATAATTTTTGAGAATGGTATAATTAACGAGTATACCTGGCCGTGGCCATGGTCGGGGGTTATGAATATAAATGGTTTGTCGTCAATTCCTGCTCCCAATCTATATCCGCCGATATATAAAGGAGGAATTTGATGTTTGAGAGAATTAAAAAAACCATTGCAGAATTGAGCAAAAACCCGGCAGAATCTGACACCGTCAAAGCCCTGCGGCGCCAGTTTGCTGATTTGCTGGCTAAACGTTGCAAACACGGCGAATATACAGATGAACCGTTCACCGGCTGCAAAACCTGCGGCAACCCAAAAACGGTGATCTGTTCGCGCCCTAAAGTTGTCGGCAAACGGCGAAATTCTAAAGGCTGTGTGGCATATAATGAAGTTACCGGGAAGGGATGCCCGCACTTCCAAAGGGTTAAAATTAATGATAATAAACCAATAGGAGTATAAATGTAAGAAATTTATCAAAGAGAGCTTGACTTTTCAAGAAAAAAGCCGATAGTATTTGTATAAGTGTTTTATGAGACACATAAGTTAACTAAAAAGGAGTGTTTAAAATGAAACGAAACAGTATTTTCTCTATCGCATTTCTCGCAATTGTTTGTATCGCGATTCTTAATTTCACAATGGCCGGAACCGATACCGTTGAAATGAGATTTGATGCCGTATCCAAACAATGCGCCCAGTATGTAGATTGCTCGCAACTATACATTACCGGAACCGCAGCAACCACAATTAAAGCACAAGCAGCGGCAGCTCTTCCGTCCGCATCTTTAACGGATGCTGCAATAACAGGCAAATTGATAACCGGCTTCGTGTCTGGTGCAGGTTCCGTGTCGGCTGCCGACACCATTCTTGAAGCTATAAACAAGCTTGACGGCAACGTGGCGGCAAAGGAAGCTTCTGACGCTTCGTTAACAAGTATCGCCGGACTTACCTACGTTTCTGATTCTTTTATTAAGCTAACAGCAGAGGACACTTATGCTGTTAGGACTATCGCTGAAGTTAAGAGTGATTTATCATTAGGCACTGCGGCTTATACAGCGGCAACTGCTTATGCGACATCCACTCAGGGTTCTACCGCTGACAGTGCGCTTCCATCGGCTTCTTTCACGGACGCCGCGGTAAGTGGCAAGTTGATAACCGGCTTCGTGTCAGGCGCGGGCGCTGTCGCGGCTACTGATACTATCCTTGAAGCGGTCAACAAGCTCGACGGAAACATAGCCCTTAAGGCTAATAGTGCGGATGCTTCTGGGGTAGTTAAAGCCGCAGCTTATACCGTTGTGGCGGATGACGATACCGCGAACTCAAAAACCATAGCTACTGGACTTTCCACTATCGTTTCCGCAAACGTTATGATTTTGCGTGCGGGCGCTCGAGTAAACTCAGATGAAATAATCACTATGGGCAGCGGCAATCTGACTATCTCAGATGGGGGGGCTACTTATGTCCTTACAACTGGTGACGTTATTTATTGGATAGCTGTCGGCGCATTATAATCGATATACCCGCCATGCCTCTGCTTGCAAGCACACTTTGGCGGGTTTTTTAATAATGGAAGGCTGGATATGAAAAAATATTTTTTTGATGTTATTGCCGGAATTCCGCGCACATCTGACGGGCAGGGAACGACCGCGCAAGAGGCGCAACAGATTTCCATTACGTTAGGACAACAAGATATATTAAATATTCAGCTAGTAACTGATTCAAGTAATACTAAATACGACCAATTAGACCCCCTCACCATAGCGACCTTTTTCGCTGATATTGACTACGAGAACCCCGGCATCCCACTATCGATGGGCAATACGAATTGGACAAATTCTACCGGAAGCGAGTATTACCACTCTTTAACCCGTGGCGCGCCTACCACTGTTGCGTTTGACGAGGTCGACGCGGTAGCTGGAACGATCGGGGCACTCGCCGCCGGGGAATACGCCTACGACGCAGTAAATTTAAGATTATATGTGCGACTAGCGGACAGTGCGGACCCTTCAGGCAAAGCGAGTTCTTTTGTTACGGTTACCTATGTTAACGCGTCTGCAACCGCGTTGGCAATAGAAGCAACTGGTGATGTTTTTAATTTAACGGATTCATGGTACGACACGGATACGTCCTCGTGGCGCGATCCGGTACTTGCGGATGGTGAATTATCTTTTACTATAAACGCTAATACCATTAATTTTTATGATAAGCTCGGAAATAATGCAAGGGTTTCGGGCTTTTCTGAAGTATCTTTTTATATTCCAGACGGAGTTGACGTTGCATTTCAATTTAAAATAAAATTTGATAAAACATTTTTTCAGAATCGTCTTTTAAGTTCAGGCGAGAACCCGCTCGAATTAATCGGCGTGGATGTCTACACGAAGGCGGAGATACTCGTTTTACTCGCCGCAAAGGTAGACATAACGCTCTCTTCATCTTACCCTGAACAAGCAACCGTACTTGGCACGGAACGAGTATTTATGCGGGACGGCTCCACGTCTAAGCAAACCACCATTGATAAGATAAAAACGTATTTTGCTGGAACCTTCCTTAATAAATTATTTTCTTCGCTCGACACAAAAGCCGCTATTGTCGATGCCGATACCGTTGCCGGAAACGATTCAGAGGACTTGGGAAATCCGGTGGTACTAACCTTCACAAAAATATGGACTTGGATAGGCTCCAAGCTATTCCCCGGTGCGATGACCGTGGGTAATTTAGTAATGTATGGAACTGCTGGAATACTTGAAGATGCCGCTATTGACCCTGACGATATTCTCGTCGATGGCGACAAAGGTAATCTAACAGAGGCGACATCAAGCGTTTTGACGATTACGGGTGGCACTGGTGCGACTATTGGTAATGTTACGATTGAAGTTGACCAAGCCGACACCGACAATGACGGGTATTTATCTTCAACGGACTGGGATACCTTTAACGGCAAGCAAGATGCACTCGGATTCACCGCTGAAAACGTTGCAAATAAAAGCATCGATATAGTTGCCGATGCGGCAAGCAATACTAAATATCCGGGAGTTAAGGCTATTAAGGATTATGCCGATGGATTAGTCGTTGGCTTGCTTGACGACCGTGGAAATTATGACGCTTCTGTTAATACATTTCCTGCTGCTGGCGGTTCTGGAACCGCAGGTGCTATACTCAAGGGAGATTTATGGTTTATCTCTGTTGACGGAACTCTTGGAGGCGTTGCCGTAAAAATAGGCGATCAGGTAAGGGCGCTTGCTGACACTCCGGGTCAGACCGCTTCCAACTGGTCAATAATGGAGGGCGATTTAGGATACGTTCCCGAAGACTCCGCGAATAAGGTAACTTCGATTTCAGGAGCTTCGACGGATGTTCAATATCCGTCCGCCAAGATACTATATGACCAACTTGCGCTCAAGGCTCCGCTGAACAGTCCTGTTTTAACCACCCCACAAATTAACGATACAAGCTCTGACCATCAATATATATTTGCGGTTAACGAATTGACGGCAAATCGCACGGTTACATTGCCCTTATTGACTGGCGATGACGAATTTGTATTTAAAGATCATGCGCAGACGCTTACAAATAAGACTTTAACAGATTTTGTTTTGGCGAATGCAACTGAATTAACTATATCAGGGGGCGTGATAACGGCGACACAGGCTTATCACAGTATAGACGGAGAAAGCGACTTAGATGATGATTTAGATACAATTAATGGTGGAGTTTCTGGACAATCAATTTATTTAATTCCTGCTAACGCCGCGAGAAATATAACAATTAAACATGGAACTGGAAATATAGTTACAGGTGATGGCTCAGATTATACTATTCCTGCTAATGGGCTTGTTATATTACTTTATGATGGTGCAAACTGGCGTATTATTGGTGGAAGCGGAGGCGGCGGTATGACATGGTCAAGTGTTGCCTCTGCCACTAATGCCGTTACTCAAAATGGTTATGTAATGAATGTTGCGGCTTCATCGTTTGCTTTAACATTGCCCGGAAGCCCATCCGATGGCGATATAGTTGGGTTTAAAGCACTCAATGTTGGAACTTATGCCGCTACTATTGGTGGTAATGGAAATACCATCGAGGGCGGCGCAGTTATAACGCTTGAAAACAATAGCGGTGGAGCTGTCGTCTACTCAAGTGAAGCCGGCGAATGGGTTCTTGTAACTGAATTAGCGGATTCAAGTGCTGGTGGCGTTGGCGGGACGGACGCCTTTGTTTATGTCGCTTACGCCTCCGATAACACGGGAAGCGATTTTAGCCTGACCCCGTCCGATACGCTCAAATATCGCGCGGAAATCCACGTTACGGCGGAAATCGCCAGCCCCGCCGCTTCCGATTTTTCAAGCGCGGCCTGGGTTAAATATCTGGGCGATGACGGCGCCGACGGTATGAGCATTACGGTGAAAGGCTCTGATGCTTATTCTGATATTATAGCTATAACGGGCGCAACTGCCGGTGATCTGTGGATATCAACCACCACTAACGCCGATCCGGCGGTTGCCATCGGAGACGGATTGGTGTCTGACGGCGCAAATA